GTTGAGGACATTGGAACTCTGGGAACGGTCAAAAAGACCGACGGAAAAGGAAATGTGCTGGCAGAGTTCCAGTTCCCAGAGGGAGCGGTTGAGGTAGTCATACCGGTTATGATAATCGCTCATGTAGTAAAGGGGTGCAGCCATGTACCGGCTTGAATTTGAACAGGCGGTAGGACATCCGGTATCGGACGAGGAGTACCGCAAAGCGGAGCTGGTGCTTATGAATACGAAAGCTATCATAGGCACACAGCAAA